CCCATAGCTGGCGTGTCGCCTATCTCTTGATCAACTTCTAGACCCTTGTTTTCAATGTCCGAGCTACTATGCGTAGCGTTCGACGGGTTTTTTGGACCCGGATTATCAACATTGACCTTTCCACCGATTTCAGAGGACTTTAGGTCCGCCTGTTCTTCCATCGACTCGTCACCTTCGTATGATTCTTCTTCATTACGAAGCTTTGCGGCCAGCATGGACGTTAGCTGGGGCTTGAAGGATTCCTTCAACGTCAACATTGCGTTGGCGATTGCGGCTTCCTTTACGGCCTTAGCATCGGCAATTGCATCTTTAAGGAGATTGTCCTTTGCCATAGTTTGAAATTCCTATATGCGTCGGGAGACGCAACAAAGGCTATTGAGAGCCTTTACAAAGTGAATTTGAAGTCACCCGAACGCTTTATCAACGGAAAGCGTATTCTGTGATCTATTGATAAATAGATTGTAATGATTTACAACGCCAATCCTGGCAAATTGTTACAAACGCTGAATTGAGGATTACAATGCTGACTCGAAGTCTTTGCGGGGTCGTTGTGACTTTCGTTCGTCACGCTTCTTCTGTTTGATGGATTCATTACGACGATACTTCTTGTATGCCGACGGCTTCATATATGCCTCTCGGACGCGTAACTCATTCATAATCCCGCTTTTCTTTACACGCTTTTTGAATTCACGAATAGCGGCCTCTAAAGCGGACCTATCCTTTTTACTATCACCAGAATTGTTAACGTGTACTTCTAACCCAATAGACTTCGGTTGCTGTTTCTTCATTAGTACCTCTTATCCTTTTTGTTCCAATGTGGGGTCATGCGTCTCCGATGCAGGAGTCGGCGGCACTGCAGACTCTACAACTGTCGAGGTTTCTACGGTCTTTCTAAATGTTGGTTCTTCTGGTTCTGCTGTATCATCGACGGTCGTTGGTGTATTCAATGATGCAATCTGTGCGTGCTTAACACCAACAAAGCTTTTTGCCGCATATTGCGTGATATCTACGCCGGCGAGCGCCGACAGAAAGATATACCAGTTAGAAGACGGTTCCCAATTAACGCAACCTGTAGGCAGTATATTATGGCATGCAAAATGTAGATATACTACTCCTGTACCCAAGATAAGGAATACAGTAACTAATATACGAATTTTGGTCGTAGGAACTCTTTCAAGAAACGAGAGAAACTTATCCATTATCGAATGAGTTTCCACGCGGCCTTGATTTGGATTTCACGCGGGAGGGTATCAAATCGAACCAATGTTTCTCCCTTCAAGCGTTCACGGGCCAAACGAACGATACGTTCCGAGAGGTTCTTCGCACGCTTGAGGCCGGCACCATCATCTACCACGGGTTCATCAACCGGTTCGTCATCTTCAAATCGCATTTCAGATTCACTGCCATCACGAAGTGAGGGGTAGAGATTTTCCGGTTGGTCTTCCTTCAGCTTCTGGTCATCATCGTCATCGAAGCCCATATCTTCATCGTCCATATCAAACGGCGCACCGTGTGTGGTATCTTGCTTACCACTCGGCAACCAGCCGGCCATTTGGGTCACTTGCGACCCCGCGTCATCATTTGGAGCCATATGCGATGCGTTGCCGCTGGGAACTGGGTTTTTGTCGGAATTAGCGATATGAATTTCGTCTTCACCCGTATCATAATTGATGTCGGGGTTTTCATCAATTGCACCTTCGTCGCCCGCCTTACCAGCGCCGCCAATTTCAAAATAACGCTCCAACACACGACCCATGTCATCATAGAGTGCAGACATACGTTGGCGAAGGCCGTCATGTTCCATGGCGACCTTTGAGAATTCCTTGACATAAGACTTCATTTCCTTCATATTACGGGAAACGGTGTGCTTATCAAACCAATCATCGGCTTCACTCATCACAGCCTGTTCTGCAAATTCAGCCACTTGCATTAGGCGTTCAGCAAGTTCACCCATCGTCATTGCAGCTTGAAAATGCTTACCATATTCATTGTACTTAGAGATAGTCTCAGCGGCAATATTGGCCGAGTCATCAACGTGTTGTGGTAAGCCTTCTTGAGAGGTAGACGCGAAATCATCCGCCGCACTGGGATCAATTTCATGGGCAATCTCGCCAGCGCCACCGGATGGTGCCGCTTTTCCTTGCTGAATAGCGTGCACCAATCCCATTAGTTTTTGTTGTGCCTGTGACTTAGCTGGCATATTACTTCTCCCCTATCTTAGATTCCGGCTTCTTTTCAGAATCATTACGGAACTTGTCGGCGTTTTCCTTGTTCTTATTTTCATCGTCGCCATACCAATAGTTCGTAACGCCGTTATGATTCTTGGCTCCCCAACCCTTCTTTCCCGCAAGTTTCCAGGCCGTACCGTTGGGTACTTCCTTACTGACAATTTCATCAATCATTCGGTGAAGTTCTTCTCGTACCACTCGACGAACTTCGGAAAGCATTACTTTCATGATTCAATCTCCGCAAGAAAGTCACGAATGAGATTTTCAAGGTTAATGTGTGGATTGGCTTTAATCTGGGCATTTTCATTCAAGAAAGCGCCGTGTGTCGATGGATTAGATACGATGTCAAAGCAAATAAGATTGAAGTCATCTTCTACTTCCACCTTACCTTCGCCCAAGGAACGAATGGAACCAACGCCACGGGATGACACACCAAGGCGAATACCATTCTTCATCAATTCACGAACGATATTACCGGACGGCGTCGAAAGAACTTCAATCGTGCCCACTAAGTCATCGCCTTCCCAATGAACTTCGGTAATGTTGTGAGATACGTTACGAAGGTTAACTACGGTAGATTCAGGATGATCAAGCTCTCCAAGAGCACGTCGCTGCTTGATGAAATCCGTGTCGTACTTGGTGGCTTCACGGGCCAAGATAGCCTTGGGATACCGACGACCATTTTGGTTATCGGCATCGGCACGCTGCAAAATACCCTTCAGCTTAATCGTGCCGTTGGGATTCTGGGCAGCTTCGGTAAGAACCTTATTTTGGTCGTAATTGAGTGGAAAATATTCGACTAATAGCATTACTTACTCCCCAGTTTCTTAGTATCACCAAACTCATGTGGTTCTTCCTGCTTACTCACACCGGATGCCGGCTTTCGCTTGCCGAAGGCCTTGGGTGTCATATATGGTCCGGCGGCACCTGATGCACTGACTTCGTCAATTTCGGCACCTTCTACCTGTTGTTGTGCTCCCAAGCCACCCGACGGCGTCGATTCCCTATCTCGTCCTGCCTCATGATATCCTTCCCACCCACTCGAAGTAGATTGGCTCGCATGATATTTAGCCGCACCTTTCGAATTTTTTCCACTGTGATATCGAACCTTACCATCTTTATTTTTGGAAGCAATCTTGCCAGACTTCGTACGCCACGTTGTTCCATTGGCATGTGATTCTTCTGTGAGAATTTCACGGATGAGTGCTCGGAGATTTTCGTTGATGCTCATTATTCAATCTCCTTCAAAATTTGATATCCTATCATCAGAGCGGTGATTTCACTGTCTTTAACCGTCCGGTTCTTTCCAATAGTCTGTAGCTGCGAGGCAACTTCAGACAACTTGATTTGGAGAACACGGTCTTCTACATTGTCCAACTTGTTCTTGATTTCACGCTGGAGTAACGGCACTTCTCGTTGGATATATGAAAGTAGTGTCTTTTGGTTAGAAGCATCATTAATGTATTCGCGCAATAGCGTCTTTTGCTTATCATTTAAGCCGTCATACTTTTGGTTAAATCGGTCAATCAAAATTCGATAACTCAGCAATCGTAAGTCTTCAGTTTGGTTCTTGAATTCTTCGAGAAGTGCCGTTTCTCGTTCAGCCTGCTTGTTTTGGGTATGCCCAAGGAGATGTTCAATCAACATGAATCGTGCCGATGCGACCTCTTGGATGTTCATAATCGTGTCTGCCGAATGACGAGCTTCGCTAATGAACGTCTTGTAGATGGACGCATGGATTTTATAGGCGGGAATCTTGCATGACAAGAAATCCTTCAAATCATAGTTATCTCTAATTTCCTTGATGAGCTCATACTTTTCACGATTGAGCTTGGATTCATCCAGCTTCTTACGCTGGTGAATAATCATATCAAGGAATTGAACCGCTCGTTGTTCACTGAGTCGGTTTCCGTTAAAGAATGCTTGATACAGTTGGATTTCTTTACCCAATTCCCGTCCAGAATTGAAATATTTCTTCAATAGGTCTAGTGCAGGAGAGTGATTACGACCCTCCAGCGTATCCGACGTAATCTGTCGAACGAGAACTTCGAACAGAATACCGGTATTCTTGACCTTGTTGTGACTAATGGTAATACCTTTCATGTGATTTACTCCGTGAGTGTCAGGTATAGCAGTGACCCGATATTTTTCTCACCAATAATAAGTAGGTAACTTACTCGTCATCAATGTGATGTTCCTCAATAATACTTTCGTCTAGAAATGTTCCCTTATCTACATCATTTGACAACGTTTGGCCCTTTAGTTTAAGTCCTTCTGAAAGAACTGTTGGAGCTCCAAGAGTTTGGCGTGGCATCTTATCTAAACCATATTTCGATTCTAGCGAGAGCGGGCTCTTTCTCTGTGGCGAACGTTTCTTCTCTAGAGAGTGACGAGTGACGTGATATCGTTCGTCATTTCCCAATGGATCACGACCTCGGACATGGCTATCCTGACCATAGGTGGCACCCTTTTTTGGTTGACCCGGACCCGGATACGTTGCTTCGCCCATACCTTCTGGTGGAGCACCGCCGCCGGCGTCGGGTTCACCACCGGCCTCCAGGCCGGCTGGTGGAGCTTCATCCTGTGGATAGCCATACTTGGCCGGATCCGATTCACCCGCTTCAATCTTGGTGTGGCGGAACTGGCGTTTGACATCATCAACCACCTGTTCACGATGATCTTCAATCTCGTCTTCACTAAAGTTGAAGATGTTCTTGTATATCCAATCCGAACCAATAAGTTTGAGATTTTGTGCATCGGTGGCCGTTTGAATCTTTTCCTTCCACAGATTGAGCTTTTCTTGCTCATAGATGGTTGATGGAATGGTCAACGAGAGGTTGAAATCCACCAATTCCGAGTCCGTAAATCCTTGTGCATACAAGTGGACAATCGCCATCTTCTGTAATTCACCGGTGATAATATCCTGTAGACGTTCAATCGTACGAGCAAATCGTACGTCTTCGGCCGCGAGGGTCAACTTTCCGCTGATATTTTCATCATATCCTAGGAACGGCTTTGGAATCTTCAATGCGGTCATCATACGATTACGGAGATACTCAACGTCTTCAATGGAGTTGAATTCTAGGCCGCCGAGATTCGTGATTTCGGTGCCCGAATCACCACCACGCACCGGGATATAGATGTCTTCCAAGATGTTCTGCATATTGTAACGCAGGTTGTAATCACCGGTCTGGTTATCAATGAACGGAACTTTCTTCATTTTATCGGTGATACGTTGCATGTATGTATCAACTTCGGCCGGTGGAATATTACCGATATCCAGTTTGATAACACGCTTTTCTGGAGCACGCATGATTCGGTGAATCAGCATTGCGTCTTCCATAAGGGTTAGTTGTTTCCAAACACGGCGAGCACCTTCGATAGCTGCCTTACCATAGGGTAGGAAGTTACTATCAGAGGCTAGACGAAAGTGACAAATTTCGTAGTTCTCAAACTTGACCTTCTTACCATTCATGCCCATTGTTTGAAAATAAACATAACGAGGATTTTGTGGATCTTCCCCTTCAACACGAATGGTGTCGTATACGGAAAGTGGTTGTACGTTGACGATACCATATTTCTCGCTGATTTCTAGGAACAAGAACTGGTCACCGTACTTACACATATTACGAATCCACGGCCACAACGTATGCTGAATATTCAAAATGTCATAGAATAGGTTATGGAGAATTTCCTTGACCTTTTCATCATCGCACTCAATGGTGAGAACCTCACCATACTCGTTCTTCAGCGTACTTTCTTCAGCGAAGATATCAAGCGCAGCGTTGATAAGTGGGTCATTGTCCATAATATCATACTCACGAAACAACATGATTCGTTGAGTCTGATACGCCATATTCATGCCATATTGGTTCGATAGGGCGTTACCCATACCAGAGGAACTAAAGATTCGGCTGTATCTGTCCTTATATTGATTGGACATGTACTGTTGAATGTGGTCGGTATCTGCCACACGAAGTTGTCGTCCGCCGACGTGGCGAACCACGACACCGGTCGAAAATAACTTCTTTAATCGTTGAAACAGATTTTTTTCGTCTGCCATATATTTGTATGCCTCAGTTCGATTCTACGTACTTCTTTAACTTGGTATAGTAATCCGGCACTTCTTTGAGATGTGCGATAGCAATTTTGGCAGTTTGAACGAGGTCACCGTGAGTGACATCTTGATGTTCAAGTTCTACATTCATACCTATTTCGAATTGCTTAAAATCCACACTAGGCTTGAGCTTATCGTATACCTGTTTTGCTTCTTGGGACGATACGTGTGTTCGGCGCTCGATCAAACGGTGTATTTCTTCACGAATCAATTGACGTAATGTTTGTATATGGCTCATATGAATACTCAATACGTGTCTACTATAAGTAGTAAGTTATTGACCAGACTTACGTTGCTGGTGTAGGAACTTGATTGCCGCTTGACGTGCCGGATGATTTTTTTCATATCCCAACGCGGTTTTTACCAAAATATCATTGCCAGTTTGTGGATTTTTGATGGTAGCATCCAATCCCTTGCGAACCGCGTCGTCGGTAGTATCTGACTTAATCTTCTTTGGAACTTCATGTCCGTGAAAATAGATATTGGAATGCTTCTTAGCGAGATCTTGAAAGGCCCGAATGTTCTTAGGCGAATCATCATACATCACTACATCGGTATATCCGCCCTGTGCGAGTTTCTTTTCGATGTAATCGGTCTTCTTAGCAGGATCAGAACTGCCCACAGCAGCAATTTTGACGCCTTTTCGAATACCAACTTGTTTCAAAAATTGTGCGATGGGCTCAGAACTTCCCCGAGCTGTTACAATTGCTACCGCTTGATTGGATTTTACTGCCGACCGAAGTCGTTGTACATATTTTGGAAGTTGAATCGGATTGATTAACTGAGAAAATTCATGGAAATCAAACTCATCATCCGGCGTAGGGTTGTATACCGCATATTGCGCTGGCGTCAGCGCAAACTTTCCCTTTGCTGAATTATTGACCCATACCCGTGAATGGGTTTCGGCTAACGTATCATCAAAGTCAAAGATGTATAATGTCTTACTTGGAGCTTCGGTTAGCTTTATGCGAGTGTCCACTTTCTATGGCTCCTTAGTTTACCATTCACCAGATATGACATCGCCGGCGGGTGTAATGCGTGTTGTCTACAAAAATCTTCTAATACCTGAATGTCATAAACAGTTCCATCAGGAGACTTTACTTTTGGAAAT